ATAAAGTAAATATGAAGAAGTGAGTATAAAATATGGAACATGAAGGTAAACTAAGAATCGTTAAGCTATTGACTAATGAAGAAATTCTCGGAATAGTGTTTGATGGAAAAAATTACATCAATGAGAGTAATACGATTTCTTCTGAAGATATGATTTTCATTAGAGAGCCTATGATGTTGAAGTCTGTATATCAAGATCTTGATGCATCATATTCATTTTTAGTTAGTCCATGGATCCCAGCTTCCGATTCTGCATTTTTTCCAATAGCTAAGAGAAACATACTTACGATAGTAGATGCCGCAAACGATATTGCCGAACAATATTACAATATGGTACTACTTAATAATGTTGATGGTGACATTCAATAAAAAGTGCTTTTTTTCGTTAATGATTTCAAGTATCTACAACGACAAAATTCAAAAAAATGGTGCTTTTAGTACAACTGTATGCGTTTGGTGCATTTAAATGCTTTATTTTTTTAAGTTCAATAAAATCAATATATTATAGATTTCGTTAAAGGCAAACTTTCGTTCAACATCTAAAACAATGTTTTAAAAAAACATTACTAAAAATATCAATACTTTGTTATCTAAGTTGAAATTATTTTCTACTTGCACTCTGGTTTTGAATTTTTTTTGTATACATAGGCTATGTACCACATTGAATCAAATATTATCTTTAATACTTATTATTGATCTCTACTAGAACTATACTATATATATCATTAGTATTGGTTATCAATTTCACATATTCATTTACTATGTGACAAACATAAAAAAATCTGTTACAAATTCTTTACACGATTGCTTTTATCTGATAGTGTTTAGTATACTATAAAGTTATCCCCTCAAATAAGATTTATGTTGTGAGAATTTCAAATGACAAAAAAGAAAAGTGAAAACTATGTAGACAATAAGAAACTCTTAGAGTCTATGAAAGAACATATTGAGTTATTCAATCAAAATGAAGAAGCGCCTAGAGTTTCTGAATACATAGGCGAGTGCATACAGAAAATATCTATAGGCTTAGCTAACAGACCAAACTTCATTAATTATCCTTTCAAAGAAGAAATGATAGCAGATGGAATAGAAAACTCTCTAAAGTATATAAACAATTTTGATCCAGAGAAAAGCTCTAATCCATTTGGATACTTTACTCAGATAATATACTATGCTTTTGTTAGAAGAATACAGAGAGAAAAACGGCATCTATATACTAAGTATAAACTTATCAATCAAAAAATAACTCATGAATATGCAGAAGTTGAAAATCTAAATGTGACAAAATATGGTTCTGATTATTCAGATGCAAATATGCATGAATTTATAACTAAGTTTGAAAGCACACAAGAAGACAGAAAGAGAAAAGTTAAGACATATTCAAAGAAGAAAAGTAGATGTTTTGATGACATTTTTGTCGGAGAAGATGATGAAGAATAAAACAATAAAGTGAACTTATGAAAATTGCCATAATAACAGATACTCACTGTGGCTCAGGAAATGATAATAAGCATTTGAATGAATACTTCTTGCAGTTTTATGAGAATGTGTTTTTTCCATATCTAGTTGATAGTGGAATAAAAACTGTTGTGCATCTAGGGGATGTATTTGATAGAAGAAAATACATAAACTTTAATACGCTTAATTTATGGAGAAGCAGGGTATTTGATAAGTTGAATTCAATTTGTGATAGAGTTGATATTCTTATCGGCAATCATGATACTTACTACAAACATACAAACAGTGTTAATAGTGTTATTGAGCTTTTGTCTATATATGACAATTTTAACTTTTATGAAAATTCAAAAGAAGTTTTTTTAGACAATGTTAAGACTCTTTATGTTCCCTGGATATGTTCTGATAATAGCGAACATTCTCTGAATATGATAAACGATAGTGATGCTAAATTGTGTATGGGTCACTTAGAGCTTGCTGGTTTTGAATTGTATGCAGGAAGAATTTCAGAATCTGGAATGAGTTCAAAACTATTTGATAAGTTTTTCATGACTCTATCTGGACACTATCATCAAAAAAGTTCAAAGAGTGATATTCATTATCTTGGTGCGCCTTATCCAATGATGTGGGGCGATTATAATTGCAGACGAGGATTTCATGTTTTGGATACAGAAACTCTCGATCTTACATTTATAAGAAATGAAAATGAAATGTTTCGCAAGCTAGAATATAATGATTCTAACGGAATTGACATAGAACAAATAATATCATCTGATTATTCCAGTTTATCTAACAAATTTGTTAAGATTATAGTTAAGAGTAAGTTGGACCCTTACGCATTTGATAAATTTTTCGAGTGCGTTCAATTAGCCAATCCTGCTGACTTGTCTGTGGTTGAAGCTATTTTTGATACTGATTCTGTTGAGTCTGTAGATGTTGATGAAACTAAAGATACTCTAACTATACTGAATGATTTTGTTGACATAATAAATGTTTCTAAAGAAGATGCTAATGGAAATGATTTGAAAAGTGAAAAGCTGAAAAGTGATGTTAAGAATAAAATTAGAGAAGTGTATTTTGATGCGCTTAGTTCTAATGAACATATTCAGAGTAATTCATAATGATTATATTCAAAAAGATTAGATGGAAAAATTTACTCTCTACTGGGAACAATTTTGTAGAAATAAATTTAAATGATGCTAGAAGCACGATTCTAATTGGAAAGTCTGGTAGTGGAAAAAGCACACTTCTTGATGCAATATCTTTTGCTTTATTCAACAAGCCGTTTAGAAACATAAACAAGAATCAGTTAGTAAATTCTATAAATCAAAAAGACTGTCTAGTTGAGATTGAGTTTACTATAGGGACAAAAAATTATCTAGTTCGCCGAGGAATAAAGCCATCAGTCTTTGAGATATATCAAGATGACAAACTAGTTGGCCAAGATTCACACAATAAAGACTATCAGCAGTTTTTAGAAAAGAGCGTTCTAAATTTTAACTTCAAGGCGTTTACTCAAATAGTAGTTCTTGGTGCAAGCAATTTCACTCCTTTCATGCAGTTGAAACCAGCGGACAGAAGAATCATAATAGAAAGTCTTCTTGATATAGAGATATTTTCTGTTATGAATTCTATAATAAAAAAGAAGCTATCTGAATTGAAAAGTGAATTGCTTGACATTGAAAACTCTATCATTATAGAGGCTGAAAAGAAAGACCTTCAAGAGCAGTATATAAAAGATGCTTCTGAAGATAGACAAAAAAAGATAACTGATAATCTCGCTATAATTAAAGATAATGAAAAGCAAATACTTCTTATAGAATCATCTATTGCAGAACTTAAAGGTGAGATTCAAACACTAAACGATAGCATTAGTTTCAAGTCTGAAGTTGAATCTAACATAAACAAAATTTCTAACATTGAACAGAAGTTAAAACAAAACATTTCTAATTTGAAAAAGAAAATGTCATTCTACAATGACAATAGTGCATGTCCAACTTGCAATCAAAAAATAGATGAAGATTTTAAAAGCGCAGAACTAAATGCATCAAGTAGTAAAATTGATGAATATAATCTAGCACTAGAAGACATAAAGAAAAGCCTAATAAAATTTAATTCCAGACTTAGTGATGCCGAAAGCATTGAATCTGAGATTAGAGATAAAGACTCTGATGTATCCAAGAAGTTGAATTCAATTTATGCCATAAAGAAATTCATAGAAAAAGTTAGATTAGATAATGATAAGCTAGAAAAAACTCAAACTGTTAAAGAAAAATATGCATCTAATCTTAATGATATTCAACAAAGGATAGAATCATTAGAAGAACAGAAAAAAGAATTGCTTTACTCTAAATCTTTGTATGACATATCTTCAACTATACTCAAAGATGATGGAGTAAAAGCAAAGATTATAAAGCAATATCTTCCTTTGATAAACAAGCACACAAATATCTTTCTAAACTCTATGAATTTCTTTGTAGTTTTCAACATTGATGAAGAGTTCAACGAGTCAATAAAATCTAGAGGAAGAGATGACTTTTCATATGAAAACTTTTCTGAAGGCGAAAAGCAAAGAATAGATCTGGCACTTCTTTTGACTTGGAGAACAATAGCTAAGATGAAGAATAGTATCAATACTAATCTTCTCATAATGGATGAAGTTCTTGATAGCTATCTTGATAACTCAGCAACGGAGAATGTTTTACAATTATTAAATTCGGAACTATTTGCAAACTCAAACATTTTTGTAATATCGCACAAAGAGACTATATCTGATAAGTTTAACAAAGTTTTGAGTTTTGCTAAGATAAAAAATTTCACATCTTTAGTCTAATTATGGAGAATACCGAACATGACAGAAGAATCTAAAAAAAGTTCTATAGTAGTAAATGCTTTCGATGAAAGTAGCGTGAAAAATTTTAAGAACGAGTTTGATGAGTTGAATCATAGCAATATACCCATCATACCTATTTTTATAGACAGCTATGGCGGAGAAGTATATTCACTTTTTGCTATGCTTGATATAATCAGTACAGCTACAAAACCTATAGCAACAATAGCTTTGGGAAAGGCTATGAGTTGTGGTGGAATACTATTAGCGTGTGGAAGTCCAGAATTTAGATTTGTTGGTCCATATTCTACTGTTATGATACATGATGCCGCCTCTATGTCTTTTGGAAAAATAGAAGAATTAAAAGCCGACGTTTTTGAAGCAGATAGACTTAATAAAAAAATGTATAGCATTTTGGATCAAAGATGTAATAAGAAAAAAGATTACTTTCAAAAATTACTGAGTGAGAGAAAACATGCCAACATATACTTGGATGCCAATGAAGTAATAAATCATGGTATTGCAGATCATGTTGGCATACCAGTAATTGAAACTTCATTTAATTTGAATGTAGTATCTCCTGAGCCTCAGAGGACTGAAGTTAAAAAAAGCAAAAATGTCAAAAAAAGAAAGACTAACAGTAAAAAAACTAAAAAAAAGTAGTATAATTAATATGTTATAGTTAAAGAAACTTCTTGTAATATGATTTTTGTTGTGCTATTGTTTAGACACGATAGAGATTCAACGCATCGTACAAGGAGAATAGAACTATGATTAGCAACACAAATATAGTTAGAGAATCTTTAGCTAAGTTACTTTCTAATGAGAATATTAGAATAACTCATTCGGCTAATGTAAGTACCGCGGGATTTGATGTTGTTAATCGAGAATTGATTCTTCCAGTATGGAAAGATACGGATCAATCTGTTTACACTCTTTTAATCACACATGAAGTTGGACATGCACTATATAGTCCATCGGATGAATTGAGAGAAGCTCTAAATGAAAACCGTAGACTGAAGCATATTCTTAATATAGTTGAGGATGTTAGAATTGAGAAGTTGATTCAGAAAAAATATCCTGGTACTAAGTTTCATTTTCGTAAAGGATACTTAAAACTTCTTAAAGACAATTTCTTCGGGACTAAAGATAAAACTCCAGATTCATATGGACTTTTAGATAGACTCAACATACATTTCAAAGTTGGAACTTTTGACTATTATTCTGTTCCGTTTTCTGAAGATGAATTGGTTTGGATTGATAAAATTTCAGCTTGTGATACTTTTTCGGATGTTTTTTCAGTTTCTAAAGAACTTTTAAATTTTCTAGATGAACAGAAATCTCAAGATAAAAATAATGAGAATGGTGATTCAAATTCTCAAGAAGAATCCAGTGACTATAATTCTTCTCAATCAGAAAGTGATATTGATTCAAGTGAATATCAAGATGGAAAAGATTCGCAAGAATTTGATTCCAATTCTAGTAGAACAGAAGAAGAATCTGAGTTAAACTCTTCAGGTATTTCTGAAGACTCAGAGATAAATGATTTGTTTGATGAATATTCTTGTGAGACCCAAAGCTCTTTTGATTCCTCTGTTAAAAAGAATATTGTGGATGAAAAGATTGAACATTATATTGAACTGCAAGAATTTTCAGAAAGTGCTTTTGACCAATTTTTAGTTAATTATCGCAATATACATAATTCAATAGATCTCTACTATGAAAATTTACGAAATAATTCATACTACAGTAAAGACTTTTCTAGAGATGCTTTTATCACAAAAGTTTCCGAGTTTAAGGCCAAACATTCATTTAGTGTAAACTCAATGGCCAATTTGTTCGAGATGAAAAAACGTGCATCTCTATATTCTAGATCTCTAACATCCAAAACTGGACAGTTAGATATGAATAGAATACATTCATATAGCTATAATGATGATATTTTCAAAAAGATAACTTCCATACCAGAAGGTAAGTCTCACGGAATAGTTATGTTTTTCGATATGAGTTCTAGCATGGATAGAATTTTATCTTCATGTTTAGAGCAGATTTTATTAGTAGCTATGTTTTGTAAAAAGATTAATATACCATTTGATGTATATGGCTTTTCAAATAATCAACAATATTATCATAATGCCAAAAATACTACAGTTGGTGATATTAAGATTGATGGCGATTTTACATTACGGCACTATCTGAGTAGTAGAATGACTAGCCATGAATATGAAAATGCGTTTTTAAATATTATTAGATTAGCTGAAGGGCACGATTATGGAGCCGTACCTCCATCTGAGAGACTCTGTGCAACCCCTCTAGTTCCTTGTATATTAGCATCTAAGAGTATTATAAGCAGATTTAGAAGTAGTAACTCTTTAGATATTGTTAATGCTTTATTCATAACTGATGGTGAAGACAACCACTATGTATATGATAAAAATAATATTATTGATCAACATATTCATAAGGGTAATATTAAATGCGTTATTAGAACAAAAGCTGGAAAAGATCATCTAGTATTTGATTCATATTGGTCATTTAGGAGGCACACTTCTGAGAATCTTCTCAAAATGGTAAAGTCTGAAACTGGCGCCAACATGATTTCGTTCTATTTAGATTCAAGTATCGAAAATGCATGTAGGAAGTTGAGCATACCGATATCAGAATATTCTAAAGTTTCTTTAAAGAAAGATGGCTTTTTAGAGACTAAATCCCATGCAGGATACGATGCTCTTTATGTAATCAAAACTAGTAGATTGAAACTGGATAATTCAGAAAGATATGCTGATGCTGAATATTCTGATTCTGAAGACATTAAGACTGTTAAGAAAAATGTTCGAGCTATAGCTAGAAAGTTTAATAAATATATGAACAACAGCACCCACAATAAAGTATTTCTAAATAAATTTATGGAGCAAATTTCATGAGGACTTTTACTGAATCTGTATTGCACGAAGCCGCATCAAAAAGTTTATCCAGAGTTTTACAACATACTCAAGAATCTAATGTTGGGATAATTACGGCGCATAGAGGTGAGTTTGATAAAAAAGCAAACGAAGCTAGAAATGCAAAGTTGGCTCAAGAGATTCGCTCAAATGGATTTGGCTACTTTAGTGTTACTGGATTTTATATTGAAAATCTTGGAAAAAAAGATGAGACTAAAGTTCAAGAGAAGTCATTTTTCGTAACATCCTCTCCATCTGATTCTGGAAAACTAAAAAAGTTTTTAGTTTCAATGGGCAAAAAGTATAATCAAGATTCAGTCTTCTATAAAGATGTTGAAAGCGAGGAAGGATCTCTAATTGGAACCGCTTCTGGAAGATGGCCAGGACTTGGAACAGAAGTTAATGTTGGCAAATTCAATGCTCAGAGAATAGGAGCTTTTTACACAAAGCTGAAAGGTAATAGAACATTCACTTTTGAATCTGTTGATTTCCAAGAAAATCTAATGAGCAGAGGATACAGAGAGCTTTTAGATAAAAAGTCAATGTAAAAATTTGACATCCATCTGTATCTTATTATATTATTATCATGATGATTATGTGGAGAATATGTGATGAGTGATTCTGTTAAAGTCAAAGAAAGCGCAAAGTTTGATCCGCTAATAGGAAAGAAAGTTAAAAAAACAAGTTCTGCATCTTTAGCTGATATAATAGAATTCGATGATGAAGAAAAAAAACTTGCAATTCTGGATGATGAAACTGAGTGGAAAAAGTATTGGAAAGGCATGCCTGATTTTGAGCAGGAAGATAATCCAACATACAAAACCATATATGTCCATTTTAGATGTGAAGAAGATTATGAAGAATTTTCAAAACTTATTCAACAAAAACTAACTCTAAAAACAAAGTCAATTTGGCATCCAAAATTAGATAGAACGAAAAACTCTCTTTTACGTTGGATTGAAGAAGATGACGATTGATAAGATATTCATTCCAACAGTACACAGAACTGATTCTCAAATAACATACCAGAATTTACCAGATGAATTGCGAAAAAAAGTTGTTTTTGTAATTCAGCATTGGGAAAAAGACTTCTACGATTATGATTGTGATTATCTAATTCTTCCAGACACCGAAGAGTATCACTATTCACATTACTATTGTTTTTCTAAAACTAAAAAATTCATTTATGAGTACGCTAAAAACATGAAGTATGCTTTAATAGATGATGATATAATCTTTCATAGGAGAAACACAAAATACTTTTCTTCAGTAAGTAATATGGAAAAGTCAAAGAGAAAATGCAATTCTGATGATATATTAGAAATGTTTGAGTTATACTCGAACTGGTTAGATGAAAATGATGTTACGGTCTGTGGATGCTCACATGTTGAAAACCCGCCATCTAAAAAAATGTTTTTGCAGAATACTTCTGTTAGTAGTGCTTTCTGGATAAACGGTAAAGATTTTAAGGATTCTTTAGAATCTTTTGATTTAACATCGGTTAGAGTTGCTCAAGATGTTTGCTTCCTTCTTCATCTTTTAACTAATGGATATGGAAATAGAGTTAGCAACGAGTTTGTTTTTCAAAATGTTAGTAATTCAAGAAAAACTATGACATCCACACAATGGGATTCTCAGACCGAAGAAAGAACATTGACAGATCATAAAATTATTGAGAATATGTTTCCAGATTTTTTTAAGATTGTTTATGATGAAAATGGAAGCAGAGTATCTGGCGGATACAGAAAAATGGGAAAGCTAAGAATTTCTTGGGGCAAAGCGTACAAAGAAAGAAGAAAAAGTTTTTTAGACCTTTAATTTTTGAACATATATTATGACTACAAATCCTAAATATCCAGTATACATAATTTCAAAGAATCGCTCATCTTCTATGTTTACTTCTAGAAGTTTATCTAGAATGAAAGTTCCTCACTATATCGTTATTGAACCTCAAGATTACGATAATTACAACAATGCATTAGATAAGTTTAATATTAGAGAGTATGTCACTCTGTTGGTTGCTCCGTTTTCTAATCATGGACAAGGATCTGGAAGAGCTAGAAATTGGTCTTGGGACCACTCAATATCTATAGGAGCAGAATCGCATTGGCTGATGGATGATAACATTTCAGATTTTTACAGACTTCACCAAAATCAACGTATAAGAGTTGAGAGTGGAGTAATGTTTAAGGCGTGTGAAGATTTTGTTGATAGATTTGAAAATGTTCCTGTATCTGGACTTCAGTACAGATTTTTTATTGCTCCAAATCAAAAGTATCCAGCATATGTTAAAAACACTAGAGTTTATTCTTGCTTGCTAATTAGAAATGATTGTCCACACAGATGGCGGGGTAAGTATAATGAAGATGTAATTCTTAGTTTAGATGTTTTAAGCTCTGGTTATTGCACAATTTTGTTTAATGCTTTTCTGCAAGGCAAATGTGCCACTCAAACAGTTAGTGGGGGAAACACTGATGAAATTTACAAGAAAGAGTTGGGAATAGATCCAGAAACTGGAGAAGCCATAGAGTCCGAGTCTCTAGTTAAAGAGTATAATAGTTCTGGCACTATTGCAAAATCAAAAATGCTTACTGATATATATCCAGATGTTTCAAGAGTTGTTTGGCGATATGGAAGATGGCACCATCATGTAGACTATAGTAAATTCAAAGACAATCAGCTAATTTTGAAGAAAGATGTTGTTCTTCCCGACGAGCCTAATAACTATGGATTGAAATTAATTAAAAAGTCTAATTAAATCAATAACATAAAAGTTACCTTTTTTACCAAAAAAACATTGACAAAATGTGTGTTATCCATGTATACTTATTATGTAATAAGTTGTTAGATATAACATTATGAATAAGGTGACAAATGACAAATACTAAAGCAAATAAAGAATCTTATCTGAATCATGTTAGAGAGACTTTTTCAGATTCTCCTATAAAGAGAAAAGACTTGAAAGCATTTAATGATAGACATGGATATAAGAATCTTAACTGGTTCTATAAAGATCCAGCTTATCAAGTTTCTCGTGGATACTACACTCCAAATGCAAAAGATGTCCTTTGCATTAATGCAAAAGACTCTAATACTTCAGAAGTATCAGAAGTATCAGAAGTATCAGAAGTATCTTTGCCTACGGAAAAAGACAATTTTGCTGATGATAAAATTGCACTACAGAATTTTTCTCATACCACAGAGCAGACATCTATGGTTCCTGATGTTGATTCTGGATTTGTATCTCATGGACACTTCTCACTACTACATAGTATAATAAAGTCTAAAAAGTTTTATCCAATATTTGTCACTGGTCTATCTGGTAATGGCAAAACTTTTTCGATAGAACAGGCTTGTGCTAAAAGTAAACGAGATTTGTACAGGGTAAACATAACTATTGAGACTGATGAGGACGATCTTCTTGGTGGATTTAGACTAGTCAATGGAACTACTAAATGGTTTGACGGTCCAGTAGTTAGAGCTATGAAAAGTGGTGGAGTTCTTCTTTTAGATGAAGTTGATCTAGGAAGTAATAAGCTACTATGTTTACAGCCAGTGCTAGAGGGTAAAGGAATTCTTCTCAAGAAAATAAATCAGTTTGTAAAGCCTAAAGATGGATTCACAATAGTAGCTACGGCTAATACTAAAGGTCAGGGATCCGAGAGTGGAAAGTTTATTGGAACTAACATTCTTAATGAGGCATTTCTTGAGAGATTTTGTGCTACTTTTGAACAAGAGTATCCCAGTGAAGCCGTAGAAACTAAGATATTAAAATCAATATTTTCATCTAATGATATGAAAGATGAATATATTGATGACTTTATTTTCAAGCTGGTGGCTTGGGCAAATGGTACTAGAAAAACTTATGATAGTGGAGGAATAAATGATCTAATAAGCACCAGGCGATTAGTTCATATTTCTAATGCGTATGCAATTCTAGGACATCCAGAGAAAGTAGATACTCAGAGTGATTCTGAATATAAAGTTTCTCTGTATAATGTTAGAAGTCAAGCTATTCAAATGTGTATAGCTAGATTCGATGATTACACTAAATCTTCTTTTATTGAGTTCTATGATGCTATAGACCAATATAAGACTGCTAGTGATGAGAATTCAATTTCTGAAACTGAACAGAGTTCTGTAGTTCCAGATGTTGTTTAAGTGTTGTTAATATTTTTCAAAAATAATTTGATATATTGTTGACAACATAATTTTGATATGATACATTTTAAGTATAAACTTTAATGTGTATCTTTTTATATAATAAAAGGTGAAAAACTATGACTAAGATGACTCAAAACCAAAAGCTAATTCGCAGACTTTCTAACGGAAAGAACCTAACAATTACTGAAGCGCAATCTCGCTACGGTGTTAAGAATCTTTCGGCTCGTGTTGCTGAGTTGCGAGAGTTTGGATTTGCTATCTACACTAACCGCTTTACTGCTAAAGGCGGAGTTAATCGTGGAAAGACTGTAACTGGATACAGGCTTAGTGTTGAGAAGACTCCTAACACTCTATTGAATGATGGCTATTGGTTCTCTAAGTAAATAGTAGTGTCCTGAAGCGTGGACAGATCTTGCGGTCTGTTCACGCATTTTTTTATCGCGGAGAATATATAATGAAACTAACGGATAGCGCATTAAAAATCTTGAAAAACTTTTCTGAAATAAACAATTCAATTTACATTCGAGCAAATTCTTCACTTGTTACAGTTGACCCACAGCTTAGAATAGTTGCTGATGCGGAACTTGAACAGCCATTCACTAGAGACTTTGCAATTTATAATCTCAGTGAATTTCTTGGCGTAAACTCAGCCCAGTCTGATTCGGATTTATCTCTTGAGGATGATAGAGTTGTATTTTCTACTGAACATTCTAAATCAACTCTAGATTATTTTTATTCTGATCCAACTAATGTTCAAGATGCTATGCCAACGAGAAAAAAGATCCCAACAATATTTACTGAAGAGAGCATCATTCAGAAGTTTACTTTGTCTGAAAGTGAGTTAAAGTCAATTAGACTAAATGCTTCTCTTTTGTCACTGACCCATATAAGTTTTGTTGGAAGTCAAGATAGTGTAAAAGTTGTTGTGCGAGATTTATCATCACGCTCAACACAAAATAAGTATACATTAAATCTTACTAGCACATCATCTGGAGAATATGAGCAGACAGTAAACATGCTTTTTGAAAATCTAAAAATCATTTCCGATTCTTATGATATTTCTCTTTCTCCCACAGTAGCACATTTTACTGGAAAAACTACTGGTGTACAATACTGGATTGTAATGGAGGCATAGATATGAGAAGCGGTAATTCAAGCATTGAGCTTCTAAAGAATCCTTTGGGATATGCAAAAAAAGCAATTTTGGTTATTGAGTCTCAGTTGGAAACTGCTATGACTAATAACAGAAAAGTTAAACTTAATAGCAGATTATCTCAGTGGAAGAAATTTGTTGAAATGATGGAGAGTGAGCAGAATGATAAAGAAGATAATCTCTAAGGTTCCCTTTTTAAATAAAGGTAAAAAAGAATTGGCAGAAGACCCATATTTTCTTCTAGGCCATATGGTAAAATACAACATATACTTGTTGTCTAAGTCCATTATATTTTCCGCCATAGGAAAATCTCTTAATAGAGAACTTTCTGAAGATGATATTTCACGCATAATTTCTTTAACCAATACTGCAATAGCAGAACTAGACTCTGCTAACAAACAGTAACTTTACTATACTTTGACCTAATTCCATTTTTGTGTCAAAGTATAGTAAAAATGTTTAATGAAAATGGGTGAAAATTATAATGAGCATAAGTGAAAATAGAAAGCACATCGTATGGATGGAAAAGTATCGTCCACACAAAGTTGATGAATGTATTCTTCCCAAGAAATTAAAAGATACTTTCTCTGGCATAGTCAAGACTGGAAAACTTCCTCATATGTTGTTATGCGGAACAGCAGGAATTGGAAAGACTACTATTGCTAAAGCTATATGCGAGGAGTTGGATTACTATAACATCATAATCAATGCTTCTGATGATAGAAATATTGATACTCTCAGAACTACAGTTAAGCAGTTTGCATCTGGATTGTCTTTCAACGGAAAGAGAAAGGTGATAATACTAGATGAGGCAGATTATCTTAATCCTCAAAGTTTTCAGCCAGCACTTCGTGGAGTTATGGAAGAATTCTCAGCGAATTGTTCTTTTATTCTTACTTGCAATTACAAAAACAAAATAATTGAGCCTTTGCAATCTAGGTGTTCGGTAAAAGAATTCAGAATATCAAAAGATGAAAAGCAAGAACTTATTGCACAGTGTTATAAGAGAGTTGTTTCAATCTTACAAGCCGAGAACGTAGAGTATGATGGAAAGGCACTAGCTTCAATAGTCGTAAAGTATTTTCCAGACTTTAGACGATTATTGAATGAGCTTCAATCATTTAGTCAGCAGTATGGAAAAATTGATGAAGGCATATTATCTTTTGCTGGAGATGTAAACATAACTAAACTGTATCGAGCATTAAAAGATAAGAAGTTTCAAGATGTGCGAGAGTGGGTGGTTGAAAATTTAGATAATGATCCATCTACTATTTACAGAAAGCTATATGACAATCTCAAGCCGAATTTGAAGCCAGCATCAATACCCAATGCTATTTTGATTATCGCTAAGTATATGAATACTATAGTTGCGGATAATGAAATAAATCTTATGGCTTGTCTGATAGAACTCGGATTGACTTCGGAGTTTAAGTGATGAGTGATGATAAGCTAAGTATATTTGATATTCTAAATGACATATCTCACAATAAGAAGTGCGTTCTGAATGAGTCTAATCACTCTCAGTATAACTCTTACATGATTAATCGCTGGCTATCAATGAACATTGAGACTATAATGTATGCTCAAGAGATGAATTGTAATTCTCATCTTCCCAAAGACATGCAGTATGACTATCACTTTTATGCAATAAAGAAGCAGAAGAGATTTTTTAAGTATATTAAACATCATAAACAAGACTTGATAGATCTTATCTCTGAGTATCATTCATGCAGTGAAAAGAAAGCTAAAGAAATGTTGAACTTATTTTCAGAAGATGATATTTCATATATGAAAGATAAGCTAAACAAGGGTGGCAAAAATGCAAAGCGATGATGAGAAGCATATTAATGAACTTAGACGGACCTTAAAGCAAATTGAGATTTTAATTGAGGATAATAACAGAAACATAAAAGATTGCATCTCTATAGTTAAAGATATTAATAACACTCTAAAAAAGAAGACTAAAAGAAAGTCAATTTTCAATTTGCTAAATATAAAGAGTAATTTTTAATGAAATGGATTTTCAGCAAATGAGTATTATTGATGAGCTTGTAGAGATTACTTTGCCTACAGCAGATGATTTTTTAAAAGTTAGAGAAACTCTTACTAGAATAGGTGTATCTTCAAAAAAAGATAATACTTTGTATCAGTCTTGTCATATTTTGCACAAGAGAGACAGAGATACAAAGGCTAGTAGGTATTACATAGTTCACTTTAAAGAACTTTTTAAGCTAGATGGCAAGCAAACTGATTTTACAGAAGATGATATTGCTAGACGAAATACTATAATTAATGTATTATCTGAGTGGAATTTGATAAATGTTGTAGATAAATCTAAGTGTGAGTCTCCTAGATGTCCCATATCTTTTATACAGATAGTCTCATATAAAGATAAAGTAAACTGGAACTTGCAAGCAAAATACAGCATAGGAAATTCGAGAAATCGGCGATAGTTTTTAATATTGTAATGTAAAATTGGTGTATATATTATGACAAATAAATTAAATGTGTATAAGTGCTTTCCCGAAGCTATTATTCCTCAGTATTCGACCGAATACTCTTCATGTTTTGACATTCATGCTTGTTTAGTCAAAGATAAAGAATTTGCTAAAGTAAAATCTTTTTTTCCTCAAGAGGCTCATGGAAATACTGAAATTTTTGATGAGCTTTCAGTTAGTGAAGATTTTGAGATTATATTGCCTGCAAATAGCAGAAGTTTGATTCCAACTGGACTAAAGTTTCAAATACCCATAAATTGTTCAGTCAGACTACATCCTCGCTCTGGACTTTCATTCAAGAATGGTCTTATGTTATCAAATTGTCAGGGTGTTATTGATGAAGATTATTTTGGAGAAGTTTTTGTTTCAATCTATAACGCATCTTGCATTGAGCAAAAAATAAAGCATGGAGATAGAATATGTCAAGCAGAGTTAATATCAGATTTGAGATGCTCAATAGAGGAGACTTATGATGAGCCTTCTCAGAAGAGTTCTAGAAATGGTGGCTTTGGTTCTACGGGGAAATAGTAAAATGAAAACAGGTAAAGAAGGAAAGAATCTAATAAAAAAGTATGAGGGATTTAGATCTCATGCATATGTCTGTCCTGCTGGAGTTAATACGATAGGCTTTGGAACGACTGTGATAAATGGAAAGCCAGTTCCAGAAGGCATGAAAATAACACTAGATGAAGCTAATGTTTTTTTAGATGCTGATCTATATGATTTTGAAAATGGAATCAATTCTCTAGTGAAAGTTGATTTGAATCAAAATCAATTTGATGCTTTAGTATGTTTTGTATACAATATTGGATTGGGAGCATTTAAAAAATCGACACTTCTACGAAAACTGAATGGCGAAGATTTTGATGGAGCATCAAAGGAATTTTTGCGATGGAACAAAGCTGGCGGAAAAGTTTTGCCTGGTCTAGTTAGACGAAGAGAATCTGAAATGAATTTGTTTCTAAAGGAAGTATAAAGTGATAAAAATATATAGAATGATAAATGGCGAGGAGATTTTGGGAAAAGTGGTATCCGAAGCCAATGAGCAAATAGTTATTGAAAATCCAGTTTCTCTTCAGCAAGCACCTGGAAGAAGTGACTCTGAAAGACCAACTGTATTTTTCGTTCCTTACGCCCCCTTTTCTAATGATAAGGAAGTGACATTTAATAAAGTTCATGTTTCCAGTGAATATGAGCCTATAGTCGATATTGTAAACAAGTATAACTCAATATTTGGAAGTGGAATTGTATTAGCTAAAAGTTCAGATATAGTTTGACATAATAAGATTTATTCTGTATTATATTAGCTATGAGCAAACAATACACAAACTTCTTTCTTATCCGCGATCACATATTTTACAGAGGAACCGAGAATGGCGAGAGAGTCTTACATAAGATTCCCTACTCGCCTTCTTTGTTTGTTGACTCTAAAGTTCCCACTAAGTGGAAAACTCTAGATGGAAAAAATGTTGATAAGATAACATTCTCTACTGTGAGCGAAGCTAGAGACTTTATTAGAAGATACGATAGCGTTGATAATTTTACATATTATGGAAATGTAAAGTTTCATTATGCGTTCATATCTGATAATTTCAAAGATCTAATTGATTACGATATTAGAGACATCGTAGTGGCAAACATAGATATTGAAGTTGCATCTGAAGTTGGTTTCGCAAAGCCTGACAATCCTTTTGAAGAAGTTATTGCCATAACCATAGATGTAAACGGAACATATCTATCTTTTGGTTGTGGAGATTTCGTTACTGATAATCCATCTGTTAAGTATATCAAGTGTGAGAATGAAGCGGGACTTTTGCGAAAATTCTTAGAGCATTGGAGTCATATATCTCCAGACATCATAACTGGATGGAACATACAGTTTTATGATATTCCATATTTGTATAATAGAATCGAAAGAGTTCTTGGTGAGAGTGAAGCCAAGAAATTATCGCCATGGAAGATAGCAAGCAAAAAAGATGTCTACTATTTAAACAAAACACAAGAGCAAATAGAACTTGCTGGAATATCTGTTCTTGATTACATGGATCTCTATATTCGCTATCAGCCAAAGAAAGAGAGTAACAAGTTAAATTATATATCTTATGTTGAGCTTGGCGAAAAGAAGATCTCTTATGAAGAGTATGGAAACTTGCACAATCTATACAAAAATAATTTTCAACTTTTTATGGAATATAACATCAAAGATGTTGAGCTTGTTTCCAGACTTGAGAAGAAGTTAAAACTAATAGAAATGGTAATTGCTCTAGCATACGATGCTAAAGTGAACTTTACTGATGTTTTTGCACAAGTGCGACTTTGGGACACTATTATATTTAATGATTTGCGAAAAAAGAATATTGTTGTTCCTAAAATGACTAAAGGCGAGAAGAGTACAGAATATGCTGGAGCATATGTTAAAGATGTCGAAGCATGTTCAAAGAACTGGGTAGTATCTTTTGATTTGAATAGTCTGTATCCCAACATTATAGCACAATGGAACATATCTCCAGAATGTTTGCTTCCAGATATGTACTCATCAACAAGAGTTGAGTCTCTGTTGAGTGAAAGTGTAGATACAAAGAGATTTTCTGATTCTAATGTAAGCTATGCCGCAAATGGACAATGTTTCTCTAATGAAAAGATTGGTTTTCTTCCAGACATTCTCATGAGAATGTATGAAGATAGAAAGATGTATAAGAACAAAATGATAGCGGCTAAAAAAGAGCTAGAGAGAGTAAAAGAAGAATTGCATAAGCGTGGATTGTAAATAAACCCTAAACTATAGGAATATTATATGAAGAAAGCATTAACATTTGATGATGTTGCCTTGGTGCCCCAATTTAACAATGTTCCCTCAAGAACAGAGCCTTCTCTGTCAACTTGGCTTACAGCAAAAACAAAAATTAAAATTCCTATTATTGCCGCTAACATGGATACTGTTATTGGAAGAGATCTGGCAAATATATTACTGAACAACGGAACATTTCCGATCTTTCACAGATTTGCAAAACAAGATGAATTAATTTCAATAGCAGAAGAATTCAATGAATACTGTTATATGTCCATTGGCATGAATGAACAAGAAAGTCTTTTAGAGCATTATAGCAAGTCTGGCGTTCGTGGTGTGTGTATTGATATTGCACACGGTCATGATAGTAGAATGTTAGATCTTGTTAGACATTTGAAATCAAAATATAAGTTTGAAATTATTGCTGGTAATGTTTGTACCGCTGGAGGATATATTGATTTGGTAAATGCTGGTGCTGATGCAGTTAAAGTTGGAATCGGTCCTGGAGCCGCTTGCACAACTAGAATGGTTACTGGCTTTGGCGTTCCTCAATTTACTGCAATAGAAAACTGCGCCTATGAAGCAAAAAAATATGGAGTGCCTATTATCGCTGATGGTGGTATTAGAGGTTCCGCTGATATTGCAAAAGCTCTCGCCGCAGGGGCAACTACTGTTATGATGGGAAAGATATTCGCCTTAACTGTAGAGAGTGCGGCCGAAAAGAAAGGTTCTGAACTATCTGCTGAGCCTTTCTTGGCAAAATATCGTGGACAAGCATCAAAAGATTTTCAAGAAGATTTTAAGGGCGGTTTAAAAGAAGGAACCGTAGCTGAAGGTGAGGCCTTTTGGGCTCCAGTTACAGGTTCGGCACAAAAAGTTATTGATGAACTTACTGGTGGATTACGATCTGCATTTACATATGCTGGCGCAAGGCATGTTGATGAATTTCAAAGAAAGGTCCAATATGTGGAAGTTTCAAATACATATCAAATGGAGTCTAATATAAGAAAGTAGTAAAAATTTCGGTAAAACAGTTACAGACTAATTATCATTTTTAGTATTGACTAATTTTATTATTCATAGTATTATAGAATCCATAAACGCAAAAACCTAGGGGTAAAATGACGATTGATTTGACTACCATGAGTGATCAAGAACTGGAGACGTATGCTACAAAGCTAACTTTTGATATATCCAAATATCATAACTTTCAGCTAACGAAGAAGATTCAGTTAAACTCTGCTTATGGTGCGATGGGCAATCAGTATTTCCGATTTTATGATATTCGATTGGCTGAAGCTGTTACTTTATCTGGACAATTAGTTATTCAAT